AAAAGATTGACCCTCTAAATCTGGTCTAACATCTTGAGATCTTTTCCTTATAAAAGTAAATCTATCTTGAAACTGATTAGAGATTGTCTCAATAGCTTTCTCTTCTCCAGAAAAATCCGTCCTCCCTTGCATGTCAGTGCTCACATTCTGCACTGGGTCTACTGATGTAAGTTTAATCTCTTCATCTAAAGACATCATTATAAAGGCACTCCCACCCTTATAAAATCCAATTTCCAAAATGTTTTTTGGCTTAATATAGTTGAGACACATTTCAAAAATCCATCCATCGTTTTCTGGGACAGAGCATGAGTCTAAATTATATTCTTCGTATTTTTCCTGTATTTTTTTAATTTTAGAACAAGTCATCTGCATCAAATGTTTGAGAGTTTTTGGCATATTCCACAGGTCTGGTGTGAAAAAAATCAGTGGCGTTATTGCCCAACAACTCTTCTTCGAACCAAATTGTATTCACTAATAACTTTTTGTCAACATCAAAAGCATTAGAAAACCCAATTTGTTGTAATGACTCATTAATTCTAGCCTTTATAAATTCTTTTAAAATATCCGCACTAAGACCTTTTTCGTCATATCCATTAACCATCCAATCCACAATCTTGCTCTCAGCAACATAAGCACACTTAGCTTCATGCAAAATTCTATCCTCTAGCTCTTTATCAAAAAGGTCTGGATATTCCTCTCTAATAGTATTGATTATTTTTATTCCAGCCAAAGCATGAATATTTTCTTCGTTTCTAGTATATTTGACCTGTTGGCCAGTATCCTTTAGAACATTTTTATATCTGTTAAACCAGTTGATAATATAAAACTGAGAAAAGAGTGATACATTCTCTACAAACAGCGTAAAAAGAATGATCGAATAAACATATTGCTTCTTAGAATCCTTGTAAAACCTGTGATTATACTTTCTTAGGTAATTAACACGACCCTCAATAAAGTCTAATTTTAAATTCTCCTCAAAAATATCTTCTAACCCTAAAACCTTAAGTAGCCTTTCATAAGCATTGTTGTGAATAACCTCTACATTAGCCATGACATAACCGAGGTCCGTTAAGCTGGGGTGGGGTAAGTTATCTCCTAGCTTGCTCCAGAACTTTTTTACCGCTACTTCAATTTGCCCAATAGCGGAAAGAGTTCTTATTATTATCTCTTTTTCTGTATCGTTTAAATTGACGTTAAAGTCCTGCACATCACTAGTAAAACTAAATTCTTTATCTGTCCAAAACCCATTATGCATAGCCTCTATAAATTCTTGCGCCCAAGGGTAATGATCTGGTTTTCTGGAAATCTGCTCGTCAAAAATCATCTTGTAAAGTTACACATGTTAGAGGGGGCTAAGAACCCAGTCAATCGCTTTTTAGAAAAAAATGTCAGAGACATTAAATTAATATGAACGTATGGGTAACGTAAGGAATATTATTTTAATTCGTATCCTATACGCTCGTCTCCCATACGATGGATTTACTTAAGAATAAAGTCGTTTTTTTAGGTGTCAAGAAAAAAATTTAATTGATTTTTCCCAAAAAATACTTATATTACTAAAAGATATTGATTGAAAATCTTACAGATTCGGACTTGACATCTATGATCAAGGATGAAAATGACGAAAGTGCCTTGCATGAGCTAATTTCTAGGCATTCTGGAATATATGTTGACATGCTTAAAAAGTTCGGCATGAGTTGTTTGACTCAAAATCAAATTTCTGACATAATGAAAGATAAGGATTATGTCATTTACAAGGCGGCTCTAGAATATGACGAAAGCAAAGCCAAATTTTCCACTCACTTAGCTAATAAAGCTAAATATATGTGTCTAACTCAAAAGACAAAAAACAATATCTACTAACTATGAAGACATTAAGTTCCGTCAAGTAGATAAGTCTCACACCCCTGACGAGTCTTGCAAGATTAATGACTCATTCAGCAGGATATTAAATTTAATTGATCGACACAAAGACAAAAGATTAAAAACTATTTTTCACGAAAGGTATTTTTGTGGCAAAAGAGGAAAACTTAAACCTTGGAAAGATGTAGCTAGAAAAATAAATCTTTCAGCGCAGGGTTGCATAAATATTCACGACAAGGCAATAAAAGAGCTTAGTTCTAAAATAGATAATGAAAAAATTAAATTTTAACGGTCCTATAAATGGCCTTAGCTTAGGCAATGTAAGCGTCAATTTTTTAAGGGAAATAAAAAAAAGAGATATGGATTTATCTTTGTTCCCAATTGGAGATGAGGGCCAGTTTGAAGCTTATGACAAAATGCCAGATGAGTTCAAAAAATGGGTTGGGAATATTGCATCCACAAGATTAAAAAAATTAAAACCAGAAAGAAAAACTCTAAAAGTCTGGCATATAAATGGATCAGAGTCAGTTTTACCAAATCAATTTTTATATACATTTCACGAAGTAGATTCCCCCACGGAAGAAGAAATAAATATAGTTAAACTACAAAAACATGTTTTCTTCTCCTCCTCAGAGGCTGCTCAAAATTTTAAGAATGTGGGTTGCGATAATGTTTCGTATGTTCCGCTTGGTTTTGATCCAGATTTCTACGAGACTGACAAAGAATATCTAAAAGACAAAATACACTTTGGTTTAGTCGGGAAATTCGAAAGAAGAAAAAATACTCAAGCCATTATTCAGCTATGGACGGAAAAATTTGGAAATGATCCAAAATATCAACTCTCTTGCTTGATACACAATCCATTTTTAAATGAAGAACAAATGAACCAAGCCATCGCTTCTTCTTTCCGAAATCAAAATTGGACAAACGTCAATTTACTACCAAGATTAAAAACAAATTCAGAAGTAAACGATTTTATTAATTCTATTGATATTGACCTTTCTGGCCTTTCAAATGGAGAGGGTTGGAATTTGCCAGCGTTTAACGCCACAGCTTTAGGGAAATGGTCAATTGTTAGTAATTGCTCCGCTCATACTGACTGGGCTACAAAAGACAATTGCATATTAGTAGAACCAATTGGAAAACAACCTTGTTATGATAATTTCTTCTTTAGAGAAGGAGCACCCTTCAATCAAGGCCAATACTATAAACTAAGTGGAGATTCTATTTTAGATTCTTTCGATAAGGCTATTGAAAAAGTGGGACAAAAAAACACTGAAGGGACAAAATTGCGGGACAAATTTACATATTCTAAATCTGTAGATTCTATTTTAGACTGTATTTACAGTGATTCTTGAAATGGCACGGTTAATGTTATATAATAATATATTATGAATTATAAATTAAATACACACTTACTGGATAATTTTTTTGATGCTTTTGGGACAACTAAACAAGCAGATGTAAAGGACTGCGGAGATGTATATACAGCAGAATTTGAACTTGCTGGCTTCGCTAAAGAAGATATCGAAATTACCGCAACCAACGATAACCTTATTATCAAAGCGAAAAATGAAAAGCGCCAAAGGGATTTTAAATTAAATTTATATGGAGCGGTATCTGTAGCAGACATCTCTTGTGACACAGAAAATGGATTGTTAACAGTAACAATGCCCAAAAAATGTGTAAGCGAAAAACGAACAATTGAGCTTAAATAGTGCCAATATATATTTATAAACACCCTGAAAAAGAATTATATGAGGAAGTCGTTCAAGGGATGAACGACCCTCATGTCTTTTCTAAAGATGGGGTTGAATGGCAAAGAGTTTTTCTCTCTCCTAATGCCGCAATATCAAGCAACGACGATCCTTTTAATAGTAACGCTTTTGTCGATAAAACTGCTAATATGAAGGGAACACTTGGGGACATGATGGATTATTCCGCAGAACTTAGTGAAAAGAGAGCCGAAAAAAGAGGAGGTGAAGATCCTCTAAAAAAGAAAATGTTTTCAGACTACGAAAAAAGAGTAGGCAAGAAACACTTGGCAGACAAGGCCAAATCATACGAAAACAAATCAGTCAAGATTGATTTCGATTAAATACCTGCTCCTGAAATATTAACACCTGCCCAGCTACCCCCAACAAAAACACAAAGTGTTCTACCTGATATAGCTAAAGCCCCTGTCGCGGGATTTGCTGTCGTTCCAGCGGTAGAAGAATTTCCTTGCCAAACGGGAAGTTGAAAACCTGTTTCAAATATAAGGGTTCCTGTAACTTTTCTTCTATTAGCATTTAGCATTGATTCATTTACTATTGTTGATCCGCTTAAAATAGCATCACTCAAAACTTCTAAGTTACCAGAAAAAATACCAGAATCATTAAAGCTTGCGGCGGTGTCAAAATAATTTTCGCCAGCCCTAAAAATATGACCTGATGCAAAATTTATAAATAAAGAATGATTTTTATCTGCGGCTAAGATAGGGGATTCCATGTCTTTTAATGCAACAGAACCTGTTACATCTGAACCAAAATTTATATTTTTACCCAAAGCTGTGTTATTGTTAGAAAACCCAACAAAATCAATATTCTCTGCATTTAAGAGAAGATTACTTTTACCACTAACATCACAGTTGTTTGCTATAATTGCTACATTATGACCATCATCAACACTGGCCCCCAAATCCGTGTTAGAACCTTGAAATAAAAGATTGCCGCTTAAAGTTTCAAAATGATTATCACCAGTATTAGCTAATCCAAAAACACTTTTACCGTTTGTTAAAAGATCTCCAGTGAAAGAAAAATTACCAGTCAGGTCTCTAGATAGATTGGTTTTTACTCCAGTGGCACTTTGAGTAAATCTGATATCACCAGAATCACTAAAAAAAGTGTGCAATTGGATTTGTTCAGGTTGAATTTTGTTAAAAGCCATACTACAATAGATTATCTTTAATAAATTACACGAATTCAATGAAATTTACTCTTTATAAGCCAAACTCTAAAAATACAGGGTCTGCATTTAGCTTTGATTTAGCAAAAGACAAGAAGGGGAATGCAGTTATGTATGTCTCTATGATTCAACAGCATAGCTGGAATGATAAGACCAAAAGCGGTTCTTTTAAGGAAAATGCCAAAAATCCTGAAAAATCTGGCACAATCAAATTATCAGCAAATGAAGCTGGAGAAGTGCTTTCTTCATTTAAGACTAGAATCCCTTTTGTCGCTTTCCATAGAAGGAATGATGATACAACCATAATCAAATTTACTCCTTGGGATAAGAAAAGAAAGATTATGGGAAAGGATGGAGATACTTGGCACGAAACTCCTGCATTTGGAGTCAGTGTCACACGAAACTCTTCTATGACTTTTAAACTTCCCTTGGAGGCTGGAGAAACAGAGGTTTTATCAGAACTGCTCAAAAAATACATTTTAGAATCTTTTGTTGTGGCAGACGCATATAAACCTCAAACATCCAAAGAAGAGTCTCAAGAAGTCACCTCAGATATTGAAGATTCAGATGTCCCGTTCTAAAAAATTAAAGGTATTAGTTCACTCTAATCACAGTAGGCTGGTAACTGGTTTTGGCAAAAACGCCAAGAACATATTATTAGCCTTGCACAAAGACCCAGACATAGAGGTTATTGAGGCGGCAAACGGAGTTAAATTTGGAGCGGATTTAATGACCCCGTGGGAATCACATGGGACACACCCGTCTGATCCTAATATTTTACAACAAATACAAGGAGATCAGGCCAAAGAGAGGATGGCTCAATATGGTTTTTATACGATAGACAGAATAATTGAAGAAACTAAACCAGACATCTATCTAGGAGTCGAGGATATTTGGGCTTTTACTGATTACCAAAAAAAACCTTGGTGGAATAAAATAAATAAAGTCCTTTGGACAACTTTAGACAGTTTACCAATTTTAGATCAAGCAATTCAAATGGAACCTCATTGTGACAAGATGTTAGTTTGGGCATCTTTCGCAGAAGAGGAAATGAAAAGGCTTGGACATAAAAAAGTAGAAACAATCCACGGTGCTGTTGACTATAGTAATTTTTTCCCTTTAGAAAACAGAAAAGATATAAGGAAAAGATTTGGAATTGATGATGATTATATCATTGGGTTTGTTTTTAAAAATCAATTAAGAAAATCTGTTCCAAATTTATTACAAGGGTTTAAAACATTTAAAGAGCAAAACCCAGAAGTAAAAGCAAAACTTTTATTACATACTGACTGGAGCGAAGTTGGTCAAGGTTGGGATATACCTAGATATATGAGGGAGATGAACATAGCAAAAGAGGATGTTTTATCTACCTATCTTTGTCATTCTTGCGACTTTTATTTTATATCACACTATCAAGGCGAAGATAAAAACTGCCCAAAATGCAAACAACAAAAGTGTTTCAAAACAAAAACTAGCAGCAAGGGAGTTAGTGAAGAGCAGTTGAATGAAATTTATAATTGTATGGATGTTTATTGTCACCCATTTACAAGTGGAGGGCAAGAGTTGCCAATACAAGAAGCAAAGGCTGCTGGGTTAATTACATTGGTGACAGAATATTCGTGTGGCACGGATTCTTGTTATGAGCACCAAGGAGGGATGCCCCTTGCTTGGAATGAATATAGAGAACCCCAAACTCAATTTATAAAATCCTCTACTTGCCCAAACGATATAGCAAGAAAACTAAAACAAGTTTACAGCATGGATGATGTAGATAAATGGACATTATCTACAAAAGGAATGAAGCACGTTAAAGAAAACTTTTCCGTAGAAACTATAACAAAAAAACTAAAGGAAACTTTTTTAAAACTTAAAAAACCAACCCCTAATAAAGAAAATAAAGAAAATGAATCAAAGCAGATAAACATAGAAGACTTGTTGGACAAAGAAGCTAAAGACAGAATACTTTTAGTTATGCCCGAGTCTGCTGGTGATGTTTTTATGACTACATCTTTGTTGCCATCAATCAAAAAAGCTTATCCAGACAAAGATATTTATTTTTCTACAAAAAAAGAATATTATCCAATCCTAGAAGCAAACCCATACATCTACAAAGTATTGGAATATTCTCCTCAAATGGAAAATTTACCCTTAATGGAGGGAAGATTAGATCACAAAGGGTATTTTGAAATATGTTTTTTACCCCATATAGGAACTCAGAGACACCTAGACTACCTGCATCAAGGTGATTCGGATGTGATTATGTTTGATCTACATTCAGAAAACTACAATAAAGAGTATGCACCTAATTGAGAGATACGCCCTATCAACTGGCCTTAAAATAGACAACCCTGTTATCGCTGAACAATTTTTCCCAACAGCATGTAAAAACTATGTTTGTATACATGCCTCTGCTAAGGATAATTTAAGAGACTATGATTACTGGTCTGAAGTGAAGCAGCTTATTGATCCTCACTTTAAGCATTTGAACTTAAAAACTGTTCAAATAGGCTTAGAGAAAGACCCAAGTTTAAATTGTGATATTGATTTAAGGGGACAAACAAATATGAGACAAATGGCATATTTAGTTAAAAATTGCGATCTCTTTATTGGGGTAGACTCTTTTCCCGCACATCTGGCTGGTTTCTTTAATAGGAAAATGGTTTCTATTTATTCTAACTCTTTCGCAGCATGCGTTA